CAGATTCAATTAAATCCAAAATAAGAGATGAATTTAAAGAAATATTAAGATTACTTAGATTCAATCAAACCTCTTCCGATGTATTTCGTAAGTGGTATGTAGATGGAAGAATGTACTTCCATTTACTAGTTAATCCAAAAACACCTAAAAAAGGTATTGTTGGATTAAGAATGATAGACCCTATCCAAATTAAAAAGGTTAGGGAAGTGCAGAAGAAAAAGAATGCACAAGGTATCGAGGTTATCGACAAGGTTAATGAATTTTATACCTATAACCAAGGTGGTTTTGAAAAGAATTACATGGTGGGACAAGGTTCACAAACCTTGAAGATATCTCCAGATGCAATTGTTTATTGTACATCTGGAATGATGGATGCAAACAGAAGACATGTAATTGGTTACATGCACAAAGGATTGAAAGCAGCTAACCAATTAAGAATGATGGAAGATGCACTTGTTATTTACAGAATATCAAGAGCTCCAGAAAGAAGGATATTTTACATAGATGTAGGTAACCTTCCAAAAGCAAAAGCAGAACAGTATCTTGCAGATACTATGACTAGATACAAAAACAAACTAGTCTATAATGCAGATACAGGTGAAATCAGAGATGATAGAAAACATATGAGTATGTTGGAAGATTTCTGGTTACCAAGAAGAGAAGGTGGTAGAGGAACAGAAATAACCACCTTACCAGGCGGACAAAACCTAGGTGAAATCGAGGATATTATATACTTCCAAAGAAAACTGTTCCGAAGTTTAAATGTACCTATCTCTAGATTAGAGACTGAAGCAGGATTTAGTTTAGGTAGGACAACTGAGATATCAAGAGATGAGGTTAAGTTCTCACGATTTGTAGATAGACTCAGAATGAAGTTTAGTAGTATGTTCTATGACATACTCAAAACACAATTGGTATTAAAAGGTATTATACCGATTGAAGAATGGGAACTTGAGAAGGAGAATATTAGATTCGACTATCAAAAAGATTCTCATTTTGTAGAAATGAAGGAAGCTGAAATTTTGAGAGAAAGAGTAGCATCCTTAAGGGAACTTGATGAGTTTGTCGGTAAGTACTACTCTCAACAGTGGGTTAGAAAGAATGTTCTTAGACAATCCGAAGAAGAGATAGAGATGATTGATGGACAAATCGAAGACGAAGGTAACGAAGATGGGGAAGGAGAGAACTCCTTTGACATGTAAGAGGTAAAATATTATGGCAAAAGATGACATTAAAAAAATGATAGATTCAATTGAAGCAGGTGACAATGTTGGTGCATCCGATGCTTTCAGTGCAGCTATGGTTGATAAACAAAAAGATGCAATTGAAGGTAAAAGATTGGATGTTCAACTGGATTGGTTAAACAAACAGGAACAACCAACTAATGAAGAAATTTAAAGATTTAGTTCAGTCATTAGACGAAAAGAAAAAATTTAAACTCCCTCGTGGAGAACAAGAAGTTGATTCTTACATGGAGAAAGGTGCAAAAGGAAAGAAAGTACCAGTCGTTATTGCAAAGAAGTCTAATAAATTTAAAGTCTATGTAGATGGACAAGAACTTGCAGTTTATAAAAACGAGAAAGAAGCAAGAAAGAATGCAAAAGAATTAATTAAACTTCTAGGTGAAGATTTAGATGATTTCATCGAAGAAGTTTTAGAAGAACCGAAGATAGAAGATACTCTTGGGTTCTCAAATGGTTTGAAAGGTAATCAAACCTACAACGATGTTGCACAAAAGATTGCAACTATTAAATAGGAGAAGGAAATGTTTTTAATATCAGAACACCAATCAGATGAAGTACAACTGGTTACAGAAGAAAAAAATGGTAAAAAAGAAACCTTTATCGAGGGTGTTTTCCTTCAAACTAATCTAAAGAACAGAAATGGTCGTGTTTATCCTATGGAAATCATGGAGAAAGAGGTAAACCGATACAATAAAGAATTCATTAAAAAGAATCGTGCATATGGGGAACTGGGTCATCCAGATGGCCCCACCATCAATCTTGAAAGAGTTAGTCATTTGATTACTTCTTTAGAGAAAGATGGGGATAATTTTGTCGGTAAGGCAAAAATTATGAATACACCTATGGGTAATATAGTTAAAGGACTATTGAATGATGGTGCTAAACTAGGCGTTTCCAGTAGGGGTATGGGAAGTGTTTCCCAAAAGAATAATGCACAATATGTCCAAGACGACTTCATGCTTGCAACTGCAGCTGACATCGTGGCCGACCCTTCTGCACCAGATGCTTTTGTAGATGGTATTATGGAAGGTGTTGAATGGATAAATGAAAGCGGTGTATTTAAAGCCGTAGAGATTGAATCATGGAAAGACCAGATTCGACAAACCAAACAACGCCAATTGGAAGAGAAGAAGTTAGAAATTATGAAAAACTTCTTGTCAAAACTATAAAAGTTATAAATACATAGTAAAGAACAAATAATTCGTTCTTAATTTGTAATTATAGGAATTTACATAGGGGATAAACACATGTCAGATGAAATCAAAAATCAAGACGAAGTAACAGAAGCTAGCATGGCTAAGCCTCCTGTTGCTAATAAGGGTGTTGTTGCTCCAGATAAAGACCCAGTGCCTAAATCTTTAGCATCTGTTGATAAAGCATCAGATTCTACTAAACCTAGTAAGAAAAGAAAAGGTGACCAAGATAAGAAAGATGCACCTCAAAAGTTAAATGCAGCTTCTGGTGAAATGCAGTATAACGAAACTGAGGTTGAAGATGAAGTCGTAGTTGAAGATTTAACTAAGATGGAAGCTCTTAGAAAAATTATCGAGGAACTAAAAGGGTTTGATAAGGAAGACATCCAGTCCTTAGTTAATGAGATGATGAAGAAAGATGACGAAGAAGACGAAGACGAAGACGAAGATGAAAAATCAGAGTCTACAAAGGCTGACCTTCTTAAGAAAATTGCTGAACATTTCAAATCAGAGGACGAAGAAGTTGTGAAAGAATCTTTAAGTGCAATCTTAGAAGCATCTAAAAAAGATGACGATGAAGATGAAGACGAAGAGGAAATGGACGAAGCTACTAAAAAAGAAGCTTCTCATGGTGATGACGATGACGAAGACGAAGATGAAGATGACGAAGAGAAATCTGAATCTTACGATATGTCAGACGACATCGAAGCTCTAGTCGGTGGTGAAGACCTTTCAGAAGAATTTAAAAACAAAGCAAAAACAGTTTTCGAAGCTGCTGTATCTGCAAAAGTTAGAGAAATCAAAGAAGAACTCGAATCTCAAAAGAGAGACGAGATTGTTGAAGCATCTAACGAGATAAAAGAAGAATTAACTAACAAAGTTGACTCTTTCTTAGGTTATGTTGCAGAAGAGTGGGTTAAAGATAACGAACTTGCAATCGAAAGAGGACTTAAGTCTGAATTAACAGAAAACTTTATTTCTGGACTAAAAGCTCTTTTCGAAGACCATTATGTTGAAGTTCCAGATGACAAATTAGATGTCGTTGACGAACTTGCAAGTAAAATCGAAGAAGTAGAAGCTAAACTAAATGAAGAAGTTTCTAAAAATATCGATTTATCTCAAGAAAGAGATGCACTTGTCAGAGACAAAGTGGTTTCAGAAATGTCAAGTGACTTAACTTCAAGTGAAGTTGAGAAACTTACTAAACTGATTGAAGACTTAGACCAAGATGAAGATTTTGAATCTAATGTCAAAACAATCAAAGAGTCTTACTTTAGTGGTTCAAAAGAAACTCTACAGTTAGACGAAGAAGTGGTTAGTGATAGCGATGAAAATGCTTCGACTGAGGATAAAATCCTTGACCCAAGCATGGCTGCATATTCTGCCGCAATTGGAAAAGTAGACCCTAAGAAATATTCTTAAGGAATACTATTTTATTAACACTTTTTAAAAATTAAGGGGAAACATAAAATGTTTATGTCAGAAAACTTACAAGAGAAGTGGCAGCCAGTATTGAGTCATCCAGATTTACCAGAAATCACTGACCCATACAAAAAAGCAGTTACTTCTGTGGTTCTAGAGAACCAAGAAAGAGCCTTTAACGAAGAAAGAGGAATGATTTCTGAGGATGCTCCTATCAACAACGCTGGTGGTGCTGTTGGTGGAACAGGTATCGATAACTGGAATCCAATTCTTATTTCATTAGTAAGAAGGTCTCTTCCAAACCTTATTGCATACGACATCTGTGGTGTGCAACCAATGACTGGCCCTACAGGATTAGTATTCTGTATGAAGGCTAGATATAACGACAATACTTCAAGATTAGCTATGACTGAAGCATTGTTTGACGAAGCTGATACAGATTTCTCTGGTGCTGGAACACAAGCAGGTACAGACCCATTTGGGGATGCAGCTACTTATGCAACTGGTACTGGTATGACTACAGCAGCTGCTGAAGCAAAAGGTGATAGTGCCTCTAATGCTTTTGCATCAATGGCTTTCACAATCGAGAAAGCAACTGTTACTGCTAAGTCAAGAGCTCTTAAAGCTGAATACACAATTGAACTTGCACAAGACCTTAAAGCAATTCATGGTCTTGACGCTGAAACAGAACTTGCAAACATCCTTTCTGCTGAAATTCTTGCAGAAATTAACAGGGAAGTTGTAAGAACTGTTAACATCCAAGCAAAAGCTGGTGCTCAAACTGGTGTTGCTAATGCTGGTAGATTCGACTTAGATGTTGATTCATCTGGTAGATGGTCAGTTGAGAAGTTCAAAGGTATGCTCTTCCAAGTAGAAAGAGATGCTAATGTAATCGCAAGAGAATCAAGAAGAGGAAAAGGTAACTTTATCCTTTGTTCTTCTGATGTAGCTTCTGCATTGTCAATGGCTGGAATGTTAGATTACGCTCCTGCTCTTAACACTGAGTTAAATGTTGACGACGCTGGTAACACTTTTGTTGGTGTTCTAAATGGTAAGTACAAAGTGTACATTGACCCATATTACACTCTTGACCCAGTAAGTGGTCACAACAACGAAGGTTACATGACTATTGGTTACAGAGGTTCAAACCCTTATGATGCTGGTGTTTTCTACTGCCCATATGTTCCATTACAAATGGTTCGTGCAGTTGGTGAGAACTCCTTCCAACCAAAAATTGGATTCAAGACTAGATATGGAATGATTTCTAATCCTTTCGTAGGGTCTTCTCCAAGTGATGGGTTGGCATCTGCTGGTTCAAACTTCTACTACAGAAAAATCGAAATAGAAAACATTCTATAAGGTTTTTTAAAAGTCGTAGACTTTTCTAAAAGGGACTCTTCGGAGTCCCTTTTTTTATGCCAAAAAAAACCCACCTCTGGGGAAGGTTGCGAACCTTCAATATAAACCCAAGGTGGGGTGATTGACTATCGACCTCTGTCTTTCGCCGTTACCTTACTTTATGTCATTCTTTCCTTTACCTCACTCACTAAAAACATATTATACTAAATTATGTACCTATAATGCAACTTTTATTTGTTATAAATATAAATGGTATTCAATCGAATACCATCGTTCAACTCCTTATGGAGTCGGAAGTAGGAAGACAAGAAAACCTCTTTCATATCTTGAAAGGCAAGCTAAGTACCCTAGGGGAACAGAGACCGACATCTTACCGAAGGAACGCATGGAGAAGGGTGTGCAACGAAAGTTGTATGTACGAAATCGAAATGAAAACTGGAGGCTACTATGTATTGCTACAGAGGTATCAAATA